CCTCGGCCTTGCTTCACTTAGGATGATGGAGACTTGCATCAGTCACGTCTTAAAGCGTCACTTTAACAATCCGAACCCTTCGTTCGAGGACATCAAATCGTTCTATGACAAGAACATTCACCCAGATGTGATTGACTTCGATGATCAAGACATCTACCGAGACATCTTTCAAGCAGGCAAGTGGGCAGGTATCTTCCAATTCACAGAGGGTGGAGCACAACGCTTCTGCAAACAAGCAAAGCCAAAGAGCATCGTTGACATTGCTGCCATCACTTCCATCTATCGCCCTGGCCCCCTATCTGCTGGCGTTGATAAGAAGTACGTCGAAGCAATCGAGGCACCCCAGTACATCAAGTATGACCACGAGATCATCCAAGAGGTCACAGAGGAGACCTACGGCTTTATGATCTTCCAGGAGCAGATTGCATTGCTTGCACACCGCCTTGGCAAAGACATCTCACTTGACGAGGGCAACACCCTTCGCAAGCTCCTCACCAAGAAAGGAACTGGCGAGGTCGCTAAGAAAAAAGAAAAGATCCGTTTGAAGTTCGTCGATGGTTGTGTCGAGAAGGGACTTGCAAAGCATAAAGCAGAAGCTCTTTGGAACAACATCGAATACTTCTCAGGGTATGGCTTCAACAAGTCACACGCGATCTCTTACTCAATTCTGTCATACCAGTGCGCCTGGTTGTTCCACAAGTACCCTGTGGAGTGGATGGCTTCCTTCCTCGACAAAGAGCCCGAGGGCAGAAAAGAAAAGGCAATCACAATTGCCAAGAACTTCGGATTCAACATCCAGCCCCTCGACATCAACACGTCTGGAATGCAGTGGGACATCCTAAATGACAATACGCTAGTTCAACCTCTCACTTCTATCAAAGGTCTTGGCGAGGCAGCGATCCATCAAGTTCTAAGGGCTCGACCCTTCCACAATATCGAAGACTTCCTGTTCAATGAAAACATCGTTTATTCAAAGCTGAACAAGAAAGCCCTAGATGTTCTATGCAGATCACAGACTCTCAATTGTCTTATGGACGATAGGTTCAGCGGATTGAAACACTTCTGGTCAGCAGTCGCAGTTGATAGGGCCAAGACCAAGAAGAAGTTCCACGAGAACATCAAACTGTTTTATCCCGAGGGAGACTTTCTGGAGGAGGAAAAGATCGAATATCTCGTAGATCTCACAGGACTATTCCCCATCCAGGATGTCGTAAACAGAAAGATGATGACCGATCTAGAGAGCAAATATGTCCTCCCCATCTCAGAGTATGACGAGGAACTGCAACTTGTATGGTTCATCCCACGACAACTAATTGCAAAGAAGACTCGCAATGATAAGGACTTTTACATTATGAACGTCATTGACTCAAATAGTCAACTCACAACCATCAAGTGTTGGGGAGTGTCGCTCACAAGAGACATTGTTCACATCAACCGCCCATATATGGCGAGGGTAAAATACGATGAACAGTGGGGATTCTCCATCAACAACATCAGAAAAAATATGATTCTGTTAGGATAATGCAGATAAGTTATTGACTTATAGGGATTTTTATTTTACAATATGTCTAACATAAAGGAGGACAAGTGATTTTAGAATTTGCTAAAGTAAGAAAGAACGTCGCATTGCCAGCAAGAGCTAACCCATCCGATGCAGGACTTGATGTCTTCTTCAACCCGGAGGACGGAAAGTCGGTCTCAATCGAGCCATCAAACGGAAAGACCTTGTTGCAAACAGGCATTCGACTGGGCATTCCCCACGGCTATATGGTTCAGGTGATGAACCGCTCTTCAGTTGCTTCAAAGCAACAACTCATTGTGGGAGCCCACTGTGTTGATTCTGGATACGATGGAGAAATCTTCATCGATATTCACAATGTCGGAACCACAACCCGAACAATCGAGCCTGGAGATAAAATTGCTCAATTGGTGATGGTCCCCGTCGTTCATTTTAGATTGAGGGAGGCACCAGAACTTTACAACGAGCCAATCACGATTTCTGATCGAGGCGACGGAGCATTAGGAAGCACCGATGGCTAAGAAAGAAATGGTGGACCACCCAGACCACTATAACAAAGGCATTGAGACAATCGACTACATTGAAAGCTGGAGTATGGATTTCTCCACTGGAAATGTGGTAAAGTATGTAACACGGGCAAAGCATAAGGACAAGCCTCTTGAGGATCTTAAAAAGGCAAAATGGTATCTAGAGAGACTTATCGAAAACGCGGAGAACGAAAATGGACTTTAGAGAAACATTGACTTATGATGATGTTCTGCTTGTACCGCAGTACAGCGAAATCACCACCCGAAAGGATGTTGATTTGACATCTCTTCTTGGAGACATTCCAAGACCAACTCCAATCCTGGCATCCCCAATGGATACAGTTTCAGGATGGCATATGGCTACTGCCCTCCACAGAGAAGGTGGCACCGCAATCATTCATCGCTACTGTTCAATTAGGGATCAGGTCGATATGGTGCGAGAGTCAGCAGTTGTTGTTGGTGCCGCCATCGGCGCAACAGGAGATTTTTTTAATCGTGCTAGAGACTTGGCTGACGCTGGGGCTTCCTTCTTATGTGTTGATGTTGCCCACGGACACCACATCATCGTAAAAGAGGCCCTGATGAGGCTCAAGGGATGGTTTGGTGACGATATGCACATTATGGCTGGAAACGTTGCTACCCTCGAAGGGTACAATGATCTGGCAGACTGGGGAGCAGATAGCATTCGATGCAATATCGGAGGCGGAAGCATTTGCTCGACCCGAATTCAAACCGGCCACGGCGTCCCTGGTCTCGAAACAATCTTCCAATGCGCTCGGTCTGACAAAAATGTCCCTATCATTGCTGACGGAGGCATTCGATCATCAGGAGATGCCGTCAAGGCACTCGCAGCCGGTGCAGACTTTGTGATGCTTGGTTCTATGTTCGCTGGAACGAAAGAATCTCCCGGCAGCAAGATTGAGAAGGAGGGCAGATTCTGGAAAGAGTATCGAGGAATGGCAAGCAAGGACGCTCAAATGGATTGGCGAGGCACATCCTCAACACCTGAAGGAATTGCTTCTATCGTTCCGTACAAGGGACCAGTCTCAGAGGTTATGGGCGATCTCAAGGGGGGAATTAGGTCTGGGCTTTCATATTCTGGTGCCGCAAACATTCAGGAATTGCAAGCAAAGGCAAGATTCATTCGCCAAACAGCAGCAGGCGCAGTAGAGAGCAATACTCATATTTTGTTGAGGTCCAAATGACTATAACGCAGAAAGACAAACTTAAAAAGATAGTCTTCACTGCTACTGAGAAGTCTCACGCTGACCTGAAGATCAAACTTCACTATGACGGACTAACTCAAGTAAACTTCTATCGAATGATGATGGAGGGATACATTAAAGAAGACGAAAGGATTCTAGAATACGTCCAGGATTGGAAAGATCAGAACGAGACACAGAGTAAAAGACAGAGGAATGATATTAAAAAAGAGTATAAGGACCAAAAAGAACTAAAGGAGAAGTTTGCTCTTAATGAAACAGAAGTCGAAAGTATTTTTGATATGTTGGAAATGGAGCACCCAGACTTATGAGTAATAAATTAAGAAAATGTGCATCTTTATGTCTCGACAGAGATGTATCTTGTCCGAATAAGGATTGCCGTCTATGGATCAACTTTGAAGAGGACAATAATTGCACTTTGATTACGGTTGATAAGCGCGGCGCTTTGACTTATCGAGAGATTGCCGAAAGAATTGGTCGGACACCTCCACGAGTCAAGCAAATAATTGACGAAGTTCTTTTGAAGATGAGAAAAAACATTTCAAAGAAATAATTATAGAATACTGCACCTATAAATATTCACCCAGCAAAGGCAATTTGTTTATTTAAACACTATTTATATGGTAGTGAGTTAACATTTTATTTAATACAGGAGAGTTTAAAATGAGTAGCAAAAAGAATCTTTTAAATGAAGCAACTGTTCGACGCTTTATGAAATTAGCTAATATGGAAGCCCTTGGCGATAATTTCGTCTCTAGTACCGTCACCGAATCAAGTTGTGGCGAGATGCGAGAAGAAGAAGAAATGGAAGAAGGGTATGGCAAAAAAGAAGAAATGGAAGAGATGATGGATTATGCCCGAGAAGATGAAGAAGAGATGGATCTCGAAGACGTTGTAGACGTTGAAGAAATGCCAGAAGATGATATGGAAGCACCCGCTGGTGATATGGAAGGCAAAGTAGAAGAGCTTGTCTCAGCGATTGCAGATGCAATTGAAGCTACCACAGGCGTTGCTGTCGATGTCGAAGGCGATGCAGAAATGCCAGCAGAAGAGCCAGAAATGGATATGGAAATGGAAGACGAAGTAGAAGTCGAGCCAGAAATGCCAGAAATGGACGAACCAGAAATGGATCAAGAAGCCATCGTTCAGGAAGTTATGAAGCGGGTTGCTGCCCGCTTGTTGAAAAATCGAGGTAAGTAAAGGTGCTAAAGAATTATCGTGCGGGCCTGCATAATGTTGGCTCTTATCAGGTTTCTGGATTGCCTTGGGTAACAGGATCAAC